TGACTAAATCGCTGAAAGAACGTTTCCGGTTTCCTCGATCTGCTGAATATCCCGGACCGGAGTCCGTTTACCCAGGCTTCGGCTCTCATGATGCGCAGTCCCGCACGCGAGGAATTATCAACCTCAAAAGAACACTACACGTCTAAAATATACAATTTCGGACATACGCTGTAGAAATTTGCGACCCAAAGTAAAAATCCAAAACCCAGGCAAGATGCTAACATCTTACTAGGGTTTTGTATATAAAACCTTTGAGCTACAAATAGCACAACGTAAGATGTAAACACATCTCATCCAGGAATGAATAGGTATTCATACCCCTGCTCGGCCGCCGAGCAGTATCCTGACTTTCTCCCCGTGAGAAAGCCTCTTGCGACATTTTATAGACTGTCGTCTATCCCATATACAATATACATGTAACACAAATATATAAACAAAATTGTATACAAATAGCCATGATCGAACCCAAAAAGATCTAAGCTGCAGTAGGATTAAGATATACGTAATACACAGGAGCTCCAATAAAGAGTCCTAATTGAAAGTCTTCCGCTGTGGAAATATACTTATCAATTCGCATGGTAAGAGCATTATCTGATGCTTTAACTTCAGTTGTTAATTCATGACCCAAACGCTTCCCAGCGTAATAATTGAGATCTCTGGCAGGAACAAATCTTTGTCCTGCAGTATAAAAAGGAGTCTCATATTCTAGACATGGGTTATTAAAAGCTGGTGTGATTGCAGTTCCTCCTAAAGAACCACGTAAAGTATGAAGCATTTCTTTTCGCCGATCTCCTATATTAGTACTATCGAGTGGATGAGAACTCACAAAATTACTAACTCCCTCAATATTATGTCTAGCAACACCAAACGATCCACTATGACCGGCTGTGTTCTTGTCAATGAGCATTGCTTTATGTCGCAACGCTCCCCTGCGCATAACAAATGCAGGTGTAAGGTAATTCAACAAAGTTGTATTACAAAAACTATATGGAAGAATTCCTCCCCCACTTGGTACACCGAAATCGTCACCGGCTGGATCCCATCCTCTGTAGTACGGAAAATCTGTGAGATTAATTGAAACCATTCGAGTGCCTGTGCCAACGTCAGCTGGCCAGTAAGCTGTATGGTAATGGTATCTTCGCAACAAATCACGAAAACTCACTATCCTTTCACCCTGATATACAAGGTATTGATTATCGTCTTTGAATAAATCCGCATTAGATCCGAAAGCTTGAATTTCATTAGAGCAATCAGGAGCATTAGATTCATCAGTACTCGTAGCGAGTACATCAGATGCTTCTTCTGACTGTGCAACATATGGTGCAATGTCACTTTGCTCTCGAAAATAAGAAACATTCCTTAGACCATTTACAGTAGGAACAGCGAAAGCAATGTCTTCACCGCCACTAACCCATACTTGTACTTTAACTACAGCATTGGTATTGCTTGGAGTTGCGAGTTCATTAACAACGTAGACACTAAGACTACCGTTATCATATATATCACCGGCAGAAACATTAGCAGTTGTACTGAAAGTAGAAAAGATAAAAGGGGCAACACTTCCTCCACTCAAGTTTGGTCCAGGCACAAGATTCCAAGCCCTAATGTCAGCCCACTTAACCTCGTATTCAAAGTCTCTATCCTCTGAAATATCAATAGTGGTAGAATATACTTGGTTATAGGCGACAGGCCCAGAATTATTAGTACGTGGATTGTAAACAATTCTCAAACGTCCTCTATGATACTCGGAACAAACAACATTAAACCTAAATTTGATTGAGCCTTGCCATGCTTCAAAGGGATTCGCTGCAAAAGCAAGAGCAGTAGGATGAACTTCATTGACGGGAGCAGCTGAAAGTGCCCTAACTAATGCGGGAGTAACCAGCATGGACGCTAAAAGAGTGTCAGTAGTGGCAGATTCCGGCCAGTCAAATTGTTGCCAAAAGGAAGGTCGTTGAGCAATTGCTGAAATAGCAAGTTCATCCTCTCCACCAAGTCCCATAACTCTCGTATCAATAGTAAGCTCATTCTTAGAATCAGCAGACAACTTGACAAGAGGCTCAGAAGTATCAGTGTTAGACAAATTACCCATATACCTAGGAACATACGGTTTAGTATCCTCGAGTACTTGTGGACGCGAATAACCAAAGATCTTAGCCACTTGACCAATGCGAGTAGCAACCATGGCAGTAGCTTTTGCATAAGGCGCAATGACTGGAATCATAGAAAGAGCATTGGCTGCATTAGCAACTGCAGAAGCAGGTTTGCTTATTAAACCATCTTTCACAAATTCATCATTTGTTCTGGTATTATTGACCTTCTTCGTAGGGCCTTTCTTCTTATTCCCACTTGCTTGTTCAACGTAAGTAGGGAATCCAAAATCGTCCAATTCTCTATCTGCTGTACCAGATTGGGCCTGAACAGTTGTAGGAACGGAGAGAACAACATCTTCGGCCCAAACAAAAACTGTAACCGTAATGGGATCTGTACCACCATTGGCATGACGCAAAATGTCAAAATCATGGATAGTAACTCGACCCATATCAGCAGTCCAGTTATTCTGAGTAATATCAAGAAAATTCTCAGGCCATAAAAACGGCAACAACATTTCACCACCTTGTGACGTTGTAGGGTCAAGCATAAAATGAGGCTTTTGAGAAGCCCCAACCAAATCTTGTTCAAAAAACGCACGGTTGAGAGTTACACTATCTCCACGAAGATATGGATTGTAAGAAACTAAAGCTCGTCCATAGTAGAAAGAGTTACCATTAATAAGCATCTTCATTCTGAGATTACAACGTAGGTTACGATACCTATTTATTTTCTGTTTAACATCAGCATTACTAAAAAACTCAGTCCACGGATTAAAAACCTCAAACAACCTAGTACTTTCCGGAGTCCACCGAAACTCCTTAATCTTGATAGGACGACCAAGGAAGGAACCGAGTTCTGCATCGCTAAATCCTGCGAGTTGAGTAGTGACATCGGGTGAAGATGATATGTCATAAGACCATGGTGTGTCTCCATCGACAAAATGTACATTTTGTGTTGACATATGCTGAGGTGCTTTTGAGACACTGTAAGCACCAGTATTAGGACTATTTGAGTCAGCCCCAAGACTATTTGTATTATTATTATTAGTTGAAGTAGGCAATATTTAATATATACAACACATCAGGGCAGTACCCGCTGCTCCTGTGTGCGACAATGTTTCCCTGGCTGACGAAACCCCCAGTAAATACCGGTATCCTAAGGGTAGGATGTCTATATGTACAAAGCTTCCATAAAATATACAAACATGTAAATTATAAAATATGTAGTAACCATATATACACAACTATTTTAAACTTATACTACGAATAGCTCCGGAGTGGATAGATTTTACGCCTCTCCAAGGCGGTTGGAACTTATTCTGAAAAGTCCCACTCATCGCCTACAGCAGAAACAAATGCATCTTCGTCTGTAATCTCATCGATTACATCGGGCTCACGTCCAAGATATCTAATCTCGAAATGTTTAAGCCTGTCTTCATAAGATTCAGTTAACATTTTGCAAGAATCTGTCATCCCACATTTAAATGCAACTTCCTTCATTTGCTTTCTACGCAATTCGTAGACTTCTTTGCCGTGTTGCCACCATTCACGCAAAGCACCATCAATGTTTCCGGCAGATTGATCTTCCAAAGATACAACGCTGGATTCAAGGACGGCGTGGAGACTTTTGAAGATAGATTCTTCAGACAAAGCTCCATGAATCATACCAGTATCCGCATTGAACTTATTCTCGCGCTTCAAAAAATCAGCTTCGAGATCATTCATATATGGAGTTGGTTCAGATTCTTTATCCGGCATGGTGAAAACCATGTCACGTTCCCTAAGAAATTTGGCATATGATATATGATTAAACCAGTCATAGCCTTCCTTTACGGAACCCTTAACATCATCACCGTAAGTCATAATAGCACAAATCTCACGAAAAGGCTTTGGCTTACCAAGGTGTGATGGCCAGAGGTGGAAATACGCACATCTTAATTGCAAGGAGTTGACAATACAGTTAATGTAAACAGTCAAATTTTGTCCAGAAGGATTGGATCCCTTATGGATAATAATGTCTCCATTGTAAGCTACACAGGAATATGCGATTTCAGTCGCAATACCACGCATGATAATTAAATCATCCTTAGTGTATCTCCCGCACTTTTCTGCAATCTCAATTAGAGCAGCAAAAGCAGCGTTAATAAGTTGTGCAGGCATACGAAGATCATATTTACTATAATCTCCTGCCAAAATACGATCTACTCCGTGTTTCTTCATGTGATTTGCCAACTGATCCCATTCAGGACCTTGCGCATTCACTCCTACTGCACACTCAGAATCAAGTGGAAATACTGATAAAATACGGGCAAGAGGTAGAAAGAATTTACGAACCATCAATTGAGTGGCCCAATCTGCAGCTTGAAAAATTCTAACCTTGTCTTTAGTTAACTTGGTAGGTTCATCCTTGGCACATGCTTTGAAAATAGAATAGCAACGCTTACCCGAAAGTAAAATCTGTTCCATCTTTCTCATTTCATCAACAATCATAGGATGAGCTTCAGCTGGACATTGGAAATCCGGATAATTCAACGGATCCAATAGTTTAATCATTTCTCGCTTAGGTCCAGACAATGGATAGCCTTTGGAAGTTCCTTTTGGCATAGCATCAATAAAACGCTTACCATCTTTACCACACAAAGCTTCCATGTCAGTCATAGGAGCAAGCTCTGATAAAACCCACAATTTGAATTTGTCAAGCTTGAAAACAGAAATAAGACCGTCAACATAGTCCTTATATGCTGCTTCAACGAGACTACCTTCAATCCCTGCACTGGGATTGGCTGAATGAGCTAGAGATGCTTGCCACATTCTAGTTCTGTGAAATTTAGGAGCGCCATATTGGTTCTCAACTCCAGTAACTTCTGCAACGGTATCAGAGATGGGAGTTTTCCTCACTTTACTCTTAGTATAGGTAACTCTCCTGCCATCTTGTCCCAAGTATTCGACATTACTGCCGACTGGTAAATAATTAACAGGTGATTTCTCATGTATATCTTGAGTAACTAAAACTTGTTTTTCATAACGAGTTGTAGGAAAATCTCCATTCACCGTAGATGGAAAAGCACCTTTCCATTTCTTATGTGCTTCATCCCAAACATCCTGAATCTCTTTTTGAGTAACTGTTAAAGCTTTTCCTCTGGGAGAATCTGGAATACCACGCAAGTGAACACCTCCTATGCATTTTCGCGCAAAATTGGCAACTACAACACCCATGCATAATCCTGTAAAAGTGTTGTAAGGCAACTCATAATCAAAACCTGCACCGCCGGACTTAGAATCCTTAGTATAAGTAATATGAATAGGATCTGATCTCATGGAACCGTCACCATTCTTATATAGAAAGTGACCAGAACCAGAAGCTGTGATTTTGTCTGGAAACAAGTGGCGAATGTCAGCAAATACACCACCAGAAGCGATGTTAACTAAACACAAATCCTTTCCTGGGATAGGAATCATATAATTGGTGCTGACTATTGCCTTAAATGTTGAATTTAATTCAGATGGATCTTTACGTGTTAATAGTGCTCTCATGTCTTTACGATTTTTGAACACATGCAAAGGCATCATGAATGTATTGCCTCCAAGAGCTAGAACATCACATTTCTGTTGGAATCCATTTTCAACAAATACTCCATGGCATAAATTGGCTTCCACTTTGCTCAATATTTGATCAAACGTCATAGTAGCAGATTTGTCAGTAACGTGAAGTTCAGCTGCAACAGCAGTTGCCCAAGGATTTACCTCAGCATCTCTCTTCTCAATCTCCTCTATATTATCAGGAACAAGAGCAGATTGGTGTAGAGCAACAGCAGTACGGAAAATACCAGTGAATTTGTAAATAACCCCAGCAATAGCACACATGCTAATAAATGCTTTAGTTTTACTTTCTCTGATAGATCTGAACACATCAATTGTAGCGTCTCTACGAGACAACAATTCATTCATACGATCATTTCTCCATTTAGCCAACAATCCACCATACATCAATGCATGAGAACCCAAAACGATTCCTCCACACATGAGTGAATTTGTTTGCTCAAACATGGTACAAGCTGTCAAAGTCGACAACATGGAAAAACCAACTCCTCTTCTGGCCTTTTTCTCAAAAGTTAGAAATCTGCGAGCGTTACAAAGCATGTAAGCCCCTGAAACTAATCTATTAGTAAATAACCAGGTCGGAAATTTTCCAACAAAATTGGAAACACGCGCGCCCATGGATTCGAATTGATCCTTAATAAAATCGAAGGATTCTTCCAAAGATGCTTGTTGTTCACCTTCCTCATCAGATAATAATTCCAAATCATCATTGTCTACACCTCCCACGATATCTCTTGCTGCTAAACAAAAATCTAGTTCTCTAATAGCCTCACATTCACATAGATTATGAGCTAAATTACACTCTGGACAATATTTACGAGAAGCAACAAGACCTTCACCCTTCTTAATCAATTGTCGTTGATTTTCAAAATGTTTCTTACACTTAGTAGTTAAAAAACGCAGGGTCTGATCGATGGTTCGAGGCTTGTTTTCCGTGACACCATCAATGTGACGTAAATGAGAGTTGTCCCCACCATTTTTCTTCTCCAAGGGTGTGTAAATATGTAAATCCCAAATATCATTTACTAAGGAATCTCCAGGGAAAGCTTCAAGAGCTTTTGCACTATCAAGACGACCGTCTTGAAGGGCAAATTCTTTCTTGACTTCAACTTCCAAATGAACATCGGCACGACGAACAATGGAATATGGACAAATAGATCCAACATTCGCATGGTGTGCCAAAGGAGCGTTTGAGGTAATTACAAATACACGAGGTCTAATTTCAATCTTTCCTTTCTCATGAAGATCAGCCTTATTTGCGTAAGTGATCATGTTGTTATTGATATCAATAATACGTTCTGTTGGGGCTTTATCCAAAAAATCAGATTTGGTATTGCCGAGATCGTCAAAAAAGATACCTGTAGTATGTCCCTTTAATGTGGAATCAAATTTATCAGATTCTTTAATGATAGCAGTATTTTTGGTATCAGGATCAACACCTGAGGCTGCCAAACAATCAGCCATAACAACTTGAGCAATAGTGGTCTTACCGCGTCCTGAATCTCCCCATACATAAACAGTAAAGGGAGCAAAGCGCATAGATCCATCAATTCGTTTAGCTTGATAAGCTGCACGGTTCTTACGAAGAACATCAATGCGTTTTTCAAGATAACCTTGTTGCCAAGTACCTCTAGCAGATTTAAAAAGTCTTTCTGCTAACTCCAAAGCTTCATCCAAAAGTTGACTATATTCAATGTCATTAATTGTCTTAAGCTCCCCTTT